ATGAACGGAATGTACATGTATGTCTTGGCCCTATCTAATGTGTATATTTATGCCCTATATATGACTATATATAATTAGACATAGGGTTATAATATGCACATATATTAATAAAGCTTTTACACATAGGGCTAAAACATTCACCGACACAGGCAAGGCCGCCGCCAACACTCATATACTTTCATGACCAGAGAAAAACCAAGGGCAAGCCACCAAAAAAGCCAGTACCCGCCATGCATATCACCCAGCAACAAGCGGCAGGCCCTTTTCCGGTTACAAGACACCACGCCGCAAAGCCTTTAAATTCAATGACTTAGCCATCATCAAAGCGGCAGGCAAATATTTTTATATAAAAGTTTTGATTTACGTATTTACGTATATACGGTTATGTGCTGTTATATAGGGGCAAAACACATATATGAGGGGGTACCGAATGACTGCAACCGTAATAGCTATCGCTAACCAGAAGGGCGGCGTTGGCAAGACAACCGTTTCCATCAACCTAACCTGCATGCTTAACAGCATGGGCCACAGGGTTGAACTGATAAACCTGGACCCACAGGGCACAGCAATTGACTGGGCAGAAGCGAGGGCCGAACACAGGCCAGACGACTGCACCTTTCGCGTTTCTAGCATGGGCAAAAATGTACAAAGTGAACTGGGTAGTATCAAGTCATCCGCTGACTTTATAATCATCGATGGCGCGCCACAGGCCACCGACTTAACGATCGCAGCCATCAAGGCCGCCGATATCTTTGTAATGCCGCTACAGCCATCACAGGCCGATGCATGGTCCACAGATAGCACGGTGGACTTTGTACAGCAGATTCATGAGATGCGCGGCAAAGAAGAGCCTTACGCCTGCTTCCTGCCAGTGATGGTTCTCAAAAATTCAATAGAGAGCCGCACATTCTCAGACAATTTAACCAAGGGCTATGGCTTCCCAAGCCTTAAATCACGCACCACGCAGCGCCTACCGTACCAGCGCGCATTTGTGGGCGGTGGCTCTGTAATGGACCTGCCAGAAGAAGACCAGGCACGCCATGAGATAAAGATGCTGGCCAAAGAACTTATTGAAATTTCGGAGGGTATCCGTGGAAATTAATTCAAGAAGAGGTAATCGCGAGCGTGCCGACTTAAAGAAGGTCATCGCCGATGAGCTCACCATATCTGGCTCAGTTGAACGGTTTTTTGCTGAAGACAAGTCTGCCCGACTAGAAACAACTATTCCGGGCAAAATGAAGCGCGACCTAAAAGAACTTACCAGCTGCATAGATACACCTAAAGACGTACCACGCTCAGCCAACCGCCTCATAGTAGAAGCGCTGCAGGATCTATTTATTAAGTACGGCAAGGGTGAGGGCGAATTCAATTTAAACGATGAACCACTATTCCGAGGCTCATACAACAAACAGTAAATAGCGCCCACAAAAAAAGCCCGCTGCATTTCTGCAGCGGGCTTTTTACGCAAAACACGATCGGAGATGACCGGTTAAAATTTAGTTTACTACAACTTCATCCATCTACCAATCTGCATCCGCAGTAGCTTCCTTCTCGGCCTTCATACTCAGCTCAAAATCAGCCGCCAAGGCATTCATTTTTGCAATGATCGGCGTGGACAAATACGCATATTCTGGCTGGGTCTGGTACTGCACATGGCGATAATCATTAAACTGAATGCGCGCCTTATTGTCTTTAACATCAATGCGAATGGCATAGCGATAATTAAACGGCACCTGGGTCAGGCCACCGGCAATATAAATAGTCACAATACCACGGCCCATAATGCGGCCAGCCTCTTTGTTCTTGTTTTGCACAACATCCTGCGCCGATACAAAAGTCGAGGCCACCCACATCGATGCACGATCATAAAGAGCAGCCTTATCAATGCCCGGCACATCCACCACACGGGCCACATCGCTTTTCTCAGGCGACACTTTCGTATAGTCCAGACTCGAACAACCAACCACAATAAACGCGATCACAGACAATAACAGGGCCTTCATAACTCACTCCTTTGACAATAAAGGCCCCATCCTAATTAAAATATAACTGGGCGCAAGGATATCATCATATTTTAAGGCCTAATGTATAAAGCGAGTCGGCGATTATATTCAAGCGAGCCATTTTAAAGGCAGGTACCGGCACACCCACATGGGGCATAATTGAAGTTTTAATGTGGTCCTTATCAACCTGATCAAGCCACAGAGACACCAGCTGATTTAAGAAAAACAGCTGCCCGGTAAACACCGGTGGGTGATCAAAGTAATGCCACTTACCCAATCGGCTAGAAACTGTCTCCTCAAAGTCACCACCCAGCAGATAATTCCAAAGCCGATCGTAAATAATCCACTGGCCAAACCAGTAAGGACTACCCAGCACGGCCAAGGGCGCACCAATCACCACTAGGGCAATCAAGCCAAGGGCCTTAAACACTAGAATGCAAAACATGGCCACCACGGAAAACAAAATACCCACCACCAGGCACACCACCGCCCAAAGCCGCCTACTGGCTTCAGGCAATGAGAGGAACCAGGCGATAGAATTCATATTTAAACCTCTACCGGCGCCAGCGCATCATCATAAGCAAACACGCGTTCATCGTAATTAATGGCAGTTAAACGAACCTTGTCGGTGCCCTGGGGTTTAATATCTGTCACCAGCACCCGCTCACACCACTGAGAATCGGCCCCAAACATAAACAACGGGGGCTCCTGGGTACCGTTAATTACAGGGGTAAAATCAAGGTCAGCATCGATGACAACCGTGGACACATCAGCACCCTGTGTGCATGAATAGGGACCGGATAGCGTGCCATTTGATTTACGAATACCAATATAATTGGTGCCCGCCGCCCACTCTAAATCGGCATTAACCGTAATGGTGCGCCCGGCTATTGCCTCAACCCGCCCTGTTTGACTAAAGCCGGGAATGTCGATTCCCAGCGCGTCATAGCTTAAATAATTACTGTTCAGGCCGTCCATTTCAGTGGTCCAGGTATGCTGCACACGGCGGTAACGGCGCTCACTTCCTCGGCGCATGCCAGCTTGGTACGCCTTATCCTTGCTAGTAATGCCAAAAGCACGATACTGCTCAGGATTTAAACCCGCTTCACCAGGCAACAAGCACAAGATGGTTTCAGGTTTACGGGACTCAAGCGAAAAATACTCCACTTCAACACCGTCTTTTTCCGCTTCATCGATTAGAGTCGCGTTCATCTTCCATGAACCTTTAACCATGTTATCGGCTTGATACATGTAATTAAGGTATTCGCGCGGCTCATCACGCACGGGAATTATCTGCCCAAAATCCAAAGTAGGCTTGGCAAATCCCACGGCCAACACGCGCTTTAACGCCTCCCAGATCGTAATCTCATTATCAAATATGGCATTAAACTCATCACCACGGGCAGCCCATGTTTGATGAAGGCGGTACAGCTCAACCAAGTCTATCTGGTCAGCCGTATACCCTGCCGACAAGCACATATGATAAAACGCAGGGGCAATATCCGTGGTGGCCTGAAACTGGGTAAAGTCGCCATTGGCATCAAACGTCAGCAGCTTGCGAGTAGCAACCACATTAATTTTGTTTTCAGAGCTAGATGAAAGCGCGTTGCTGCCTTTAATTTTTAACGCCAATGTGGTCTTACCTGGATAACTAGTCACGGTAGCCAGCTCGGCCCGCAAACCCGTCCAGGTGATTTTTTCACTTAACCGGATATTATCTTCTTGGTGGCTCACTCGCTCCACCTGCACTTCTACCGCCATTTTACTGGGCAGGTTAATCTCTATGGTGCGGCCAAACTGGTCCCGAGTGGCTTCACTGAATGTATGGGATACTTTAGTCCACGCCGTGGTGCCGGTTTCGCGCCAAGCAATCTCAATATCCACACTATGATTGCTCACACTGCCGTTATCATTTAAACGTCCTAATCCATCAAAATTAAAATCCAGCTCTATTAAATTGGTAACTTCTCCCACAGGGGTGGCCGTAAATGCACCAATGGCCACCGGGTTAATGGTGCCATCAATTAATTCGGCGGTAATATCGTAATAACGATAGGCAGCGGGAAATCCGGTCCAATCAGGCTCACCCACCTTTGATACGGCAATGTTGTTGCCGCCTCCATAGGTGTCTTCTATTTGGTATAAACCCAGCAAAGGATCATCACGCAGCAAACGAATCAATACGCGAGTGGCAGGCACCAACCAGGTCACGTCATTGCCATCCAGGTCGGTTAATTCCATTACGGTATCGGTAACGCTTTTAACCAAGTACGTGCCATTGTTTGCAGCCACACCCACTAGCTGAATTTTGTCACCTACACTGGCCACACTTAAACCAAAATCGGCCACAACTTGGTCGGCATTAGCGCCGCCCATGTCGATTAAATCCACCACACCTTCAAAAATCTCGGTATCGGCACCCAATCCGTTTAATTGTATCTGGCTGCCAACGGGCCACCCAATGTTATAAATATTGCCGGTGCCATCATAAAATTTCAGCAGCCCAGGGGTATCAACGCCCCCCGCTTGAAGCTTGGTTTCAATGTAGCGGTACGAGCCCTCTTCGGCCACAAATCGATACGATGGGGCATCTATCAATAAGCCGCCATTATCCACCTCGGGGGCCTCGTAAAAATTGCGGTGCGCCTCATGGCCCGACACATCAACACCCGGGCCAAATACTTGATGCTCAATATCACCCGCATAGTTATCAATTGAAGTATTGCCAATAACAATATCAGCAGCGCTTATTTGGTACTCACCCTTACCCACGCACAACAAAAAATACTTCCAGCTCTCATCATTTTGATAATGCTGGCGCGGCCTATTTAATACATCAGGGTAATTCAAATGCTTGCCAAGATGCTCGGGCACGGTACCCATCAACCTAACCTTATTTCCCTGTGCATTGGCATCGTAAATGGGCGAGCCACTTGGGGTGGTAGAATTGTAGTTATCAGGAATTTTATTGGCGTAATAAATAGCGGCGGCGGCACTCACCACGGCAATCACCACCATGGCAATAGTCACCACCTCTTTTGGCTCCACAAAAAATTCCAAAAGCGCGCCATGGGTTAACACGGTTTTACCCCATAAATCGGCGGGCACATCCAAGCCATTCAGGCACACACTGTAAAGCGGCACATCCAAACGCTCATAACCCGGCACGCCACCTATTAACCATTGCTCAACGGTCAGGCCCGCTTCACAGCTAAGGGCCTCGTATTCTGTTGTAACTAATTTGTTGGGATAAACTCGAATCTCTACACTCATATTTAACCCACTTATCTAATTTAAAAAGCTAATTAACAAATTCATAAAATTTAACCACTGGGGCTAGGCGTTTAAAGGCCCGCACCGATGTGGTTTTCACACCGTGGCTACTGGCAGTTTGCAGCACATCACACGCATTCAGGCACACACCCACATGGTGAAAAATAAGCTCATCACCACATTTTATAAAACAGCAGGCCAGTGCACCCGCCTTGGGTTGGCAGGGTTTAAAACTGGCTTGTGAATCATCAAAACAGCGATGTATGTCGGCCTCGCTGTCATGGCGATCAACACAACCAAAGCGCTCCAGCAATGGCTGGTTAAATTCATGGTGAAGTACATGGCGCACTAGGCCCCAGCAATCCAAGCCCACGGCAATGTCCCTGCCGCCATCCACGTATGGCACAGAAAAATAATGATCAATATTCATAGGGCTTTAGAAGTACTTAAGGCCTGGGGCCAAGGTAGGTGTGTATTTTTCAAGAGGCCAAGCGCGGTTCACAAAATCATGAAAGTCGGCCATTACATTCACGGTGCTGTAATCGGCACTTACGCCCGTGGCGGTCATCTCAATTTTGGGCTGCGCCGGTACCAAGTGATTAGAATCCAGATAGCACCGGTAAATCACTTTGATTTTATCGCCGCTATCAATCACATCACGAATGGCCCGCAGCGCTTCACCGGTTACGTTATCCAATTGGAATTGGATATCTTGGTTACCACGCAACGACCGTTCCGGCAGCGACACACCATAAGGCCTGCCCTCAAAGACAACCGCTTGGCCATCCTCCAGGGTAAAGGTTTCGTCATTGAATCCCTGCACCCAGCGGTAAACACCACCGGGAAAGGAGGGGTTAATGAGTTCTAATAGGTGGTGCTTTAATTCAGATGAAGGGGCGCTGGCGTGAACGGTTTGAAGAACTAAGGACATTAAACTAACCCACTATTGCCAATTAATATTCAAAGCCGTCAATCGCGGCAGACATTACATTTGCAACCCTTGCTGTTCCAAGCGTATTTGGGTGCAGCCTATCCGAAGTATATGTCCCAATATTGCCGACACTAATACCGGCATCAGAATATAGATCTATCACCGGAATTGAATTCAATGCCGCCACATACTTGATCGCGTCATTGAAGTCTTGAACAGAATTCCCATTCTCATTAACCAGTCCAGCAGCTTGCCCGCCGCCCTGCCAATCCCTGTGCAGTATGGTCGTAAAAAATATTCGTGCGGTTGGATGTGCCGCCACCAACCCTGCTGCCAAAATTTTCAACGCCCCATAAAAATCGGTATCTAAGATTGAAGCCTCTGTGCCTAATGCCAGGCTTTTACCAAAATCATTTGTGCCGCCAAACACGGTAATAAGTTCGGGTGAACCGGTTATGTTTAGATACTCCGTCACCATGGGGGTTGCACCCTGATTAACAATTGTCGTTCCAGATACGGCCAAATTTTGGTAAGAGTCTATATTTAATTTCGTTTGAATAAGGGGCGGGTAAGTGTTGGCGGCGGTGATACTGTCCCCTATCAACGCCCAAGACTTATCATTCCAATTACCTTCAACCGGATTACCCCTGGTTACACTACGCGCCATCAAATCAGCTGACTTTCTGACCATGCCAATATTCTTTCCGGCAAGATATTCAACCTGGACATTGGCCGTGTAATCATAACTAACCACTACTGAATACGAGGCATCCTTGGTCGCTTTCCCCTCTATTTTAAAAACCCCTTTAATTAGCGACAGCCTCATATAGGTAACATCGACAGCTGTATCGTAACTAGGAATCAATCCTAAATCCGTAAACGCTCCAGCCTGATCAACACGATACATTCGACCAATACCGCCCCCTGTTATCGTCATGATAATTGACGAACTGGGCCCAGTGGCGATAAGACAATATTCCAATCCTACCCGGTTGAATTCAACGGTATTGGTTTCATCCTTATTGAAAACAAGCCACGGATAGGGGAAAGTATTCACCGACATTGATATGTCGCCTGAATCATTAACAGTGGCTACGCCATCATTTTGAACAACGTCTGCTTGCTTTACATACCCGCCATAAAAATCCGACACCAAGTTAGATACCGGCGACACCTCTTCTTTTAACGGATGCACCCCCACACCGGTCACCGCGTCCGTGGTGTTAGACGGATCTATAACATCGGTAGTGCGATAATAAACAGATAAAACCCAGGCCGACCCATCCCATCCATACAGGCCATTGCTACCAGGTACATCTTTCCAAACTTCAGACAGCGGAAAATCGCCATTAGAATCTGCGGTCGGTGCGCCCGATGCATCAAGCAGTGATTTAGTCTCAAAAGTTCGGTGACTTTGCACCATGGCTTGCAAGGCAGCAAACTTGTCAGCAATGGATTTTTGTAATGTTGGGCGCGTAACCAAATTGTAAGTGACCGATTCAGTATCACTGCCAAATCCAATACTCTCTAATTTTTCAACCAGGTCTTGCACTTCAATTAATAATTCGCTTAATGTTGCAGCCATTTTTACTCGCTCACATAATCAGTAATGGATTTATCCAGCGCATCACGTACAACCTGGGTGGGCTGGCTGATATCGTGAATTTTGGCGATAGTGTCTTCTTCCGAGATCACTCTCAGATTTTTAATTTTCAATTTAGCGGTGATTTTCCAAAGGCTTTGGCTAATGGTCTGGGTGCTGTAATCGCCTTTAAACTGGCACTCATGGTCAACCAAAACCTTGCCCACTTTAATCGGCATCACAAACCAATCCTGGCCACTGTGAATGATGTGGTGGTACCAGCCCTCGAATATCTCAAACTGCTCACCGGACAATAAAAGCGTCATGGGCATATCAGCCGGCGGGCTTTTAAAGCGCCGCCGCTTGCGCGTATAACCAGAATCCTGCTTGGTTTCCAGCAACATCGAATTGCGATTTAGGCGGTGGCTTTTGAGTAACGGCAACGGCAGTTTTGGGTTTGGGTAACGGGTAAAATCTATCATCGGCCTACTCGTTGCACTTGGTATGTTTGCTCAATCACATCAGCCGCTGGGCCACCCTGTCGGATATTGGCAACAAAGGCTTCGATCATGCGCTCGCCATCTGGGCCGGTGCCTTCCTGCACTTGACCGGCACGGCTGGCGTCTTCAATCACGTACACACTTACCGGCGCGGCAGATGATTTACCGGCATTAAATTCCGATGCCATTTTTTGCACTTCGGCATTTTGCTTAGGCGATAAAACACCCTCGCCTTTTTGCAATAGGTAGGTGCTTTCTTCTGGGATATAACCCATGCCGCCGTGGGCCACACCTGCGATGGTTTGGCCAGCCACAACACCAATGGAGGCGTAACCCATACCCTTTACGATCATCGACATAGTGCCGCTTGGGTCCATGGCCAATGTCTTGGTGGCCGCTTCTTCGGTACTGGCGATCATGCCGGGAATGGTGGCCGCTTTTTGTGCCAAAAACATCGTTTTATACAGCGCGCTTTTCTTTTTGCCTGCCCCTTCCAGTGCAACCAAAAACTGGTCGGTTGAAGTGGCAATGGCACTGTAAGCAGCCTTTTGAGCCTTGGCCTCGTTGGCGGCGCGCTTTTTGGATTCTTTATCCTGAATATCGGTGAGTTTTTGGTGATGAGCCTGCCAATTGTTCTGGGTCAACTCATTCCAGCGATCTTCATTTAACAGCTCAGCCTCATGCGCCATATCGAGCTGTTCTTGCCTAGTCTCGGCATTAATAGCCTCAAGCTCTTGCTTGGTGGCCATGGCGCGCATGTAGGCAGCCAGTCCAGCCTGGGCCTTAGACTCTTCGGCGGCGCTTATGGTTTTTTCACCATCACCAGCAGCCTGGTCCGGTTTCTTGGCGCGGTTGAACTCAGTCTGCAGGGCAATTAAATCGGTGAGCTGCTGCTTCTGTGCCGCCAACTCAGGATCGCCAGCGGCTTTCTTACGCCCAGCTTGACCACGGCGACGGCCTGTTTTGGGTTTACTGGCTGAATTTTCTAACGACTCAATATTGTCCCGGGTACGCTCAATCATCTGATTAAGCGCGTCCATATCACCCTCTTGGGCCTTGGCCAATAAAAGCTCTTGGCGCAATGCCGCGAGGCGACCGGCTATACCTGCTTTAACCGATTTCTTATTGCGACCAACCACTACGGTGTTTTCAAGCTCTTCAATCTTAGCGGCAAGGCTGTCCACGGTTGGCTCGATAATATCGGCCAAATCTTTAAACGAGGCGGCCAGACCATCAATCCAGCCTTTCACTGTGCCCACTGAACCGCTTGATGCTGCCCACTTGCGTTCTAGTTCATCCCAACGCTGGCCAAGCGTGTCGATGCTGCCTGTTAACCCACCGGCTTGAGCTGACCCTGAGCCACCCAATTGATCGGCTAGTTTCTCTAAGATGAAACGCTGGGCCTCGGCACGTTGGCCGGTGGCATCCATTTGCTTCACCATGGCTTTTTCAGATTCGGTAAATGTTATCCCGCTCTTACTTAGCTTTGTGAGCCCGGCAGTTGGATTCTCCAATGCCTTACCAAGCTGCAAAGCAGCCGCCTTGGCTGTTCCGCCCAATACCGCCGCCATATCTTGTGACAAGGATATTGCTTCGAGAAAGGTTTCACGCTGCACTTCTTTAAATGTAAGCAGTACGCCCTGCGCTTCCTGTATTTCACTCACCGAGGCCAGGGTGGCCAATGCCACTGCATCGGCGTTTTTAGCTAATTCTTGCGCACTTAAACCTGCCGCATATCCGGTTGCTTTTAGCAGGGCCTGAGTCTTTAACTGGTGGACCTCATAATCGGCAAATTCTTTCACGCTCGATGCCACCGCCAAACCAGAGGCGGCGAACGCAGCACCCACTAAGGCGATCTTGCCAGCGGTGCCGGTAGCCAAGCTGCTTAATGCAGTAAAACGACCGGTGACACCGTTTAACGGCCCATTAATGGCCGTTAATCCCTTGCTGACACCCAAGGCCGAATTACTAAAGTGCTTGTTGTTGGCCGCTGACTTTTTAATGGCCTGATCATAACTGCTGTTTTGACCCTTAAGGCGCATCGTAAAATCATAAACACTAGCTGCCACTGAAAACTCCTTCGATTGCGCTCATCAGTTCATCAACAGATTGAGACTCTGACTTGGCTTTAAAATACGTGACAAAAAAGTCGGCGGGGGTGAACGGTTTGGTTTTTGAATCTCGATTGATATTGGCCAGAACTGCACAAATATTACCAAAGCGAAGCTCTTCAACTTCGGCGCCAAAAGGCTCTACCTGGTAATAATATTCCCACTCCAACATTTGCAAACCGGTTAGGCTGGCCAGCATCTTGTCGATGTTGACCTTGCCAAGCTTGGTTCCCAGGCGCAGGGCAAATAATCGCGCGCTCTGGCCGGTTAGGGGTTTGGGCTGACTTTCTCGTTATCTTCGGGCCAGTCCAGGCCGTCATCTTCTTCCGTTTCGGCGGTGACCAAATTAAGCTCTGGTGGCTTTTCAGGTTTGGCATCTGTTGACGGGGTTAGATACTCCAGCCCAGACAGCCTACAGGCTGCAATAAATGCGTTTTGCAGCAGCTCTTCCGGGTAGCGCGATAATTTATCCAGGTGCTTAGGGTTGCCAGGGTCAAACAAAATATAACCCAGGGGACTTCGGGCACAGGTGGCAATGATCTGCATCTGGTTGTGCATGAATTGGAATGAGCGCTCGGGCGAGGCATCTTGTTTAAGAATCTCATTGGCCACATCGATCAAGTGGGTACGCTGCAAGGCATTCATACCGGTAATGACCCACGGGCCCACCCGCTCATGGCTGGCGTATTTCATTAAGCGATCGGTACCCATTAGAGTACCAAAGCCCAACAAGGTAGGAATGGCATGCACTGCCACCCTAACCAAAGCGCCTAAGAAGGCAGCGATCATGTAACGACACCGATATCAGGCTTGCCGGTGATTTTAAGAGTAAAAGTACGCTCTTTAATGCCGCCTTTTTCGGTGGCGTATTCCACGCTGGTCACCAACACATCCAGGATAAAACGCTTGTTGTAGGCAACAGGAAACAAGATTTTAATCTGCTCTTGCGTGCTATCCATAAGCGCGGTTTCCAGGGCATCGGCTTGTACATTGCCCGCAAAGTAACGAATGCCCAGGGTGACTTCACCGGCATCCTTCATGGCGTATTCAAATTCGCTCCAGTCAAATGCATCATCGGCATATTGGGTGGAATCCACCACCTCGGCGGTGAGTTTCAAGCCATTAAACGCTACTAGGCGCCCAATTTTCTCGAACTTGTCTGGTTCAGCACTGGCTTCATCGTATAAAGAAACGCCAATCTGGTGGCCTAACTTTGACATGGTTTAATCCTCGTCTTCATAAGTGACGGCATAAGATAATGCCAAGGTGGTTATTAGGGATTCGGGTTGTGGGTCATACGCAAAACCGGCTCGCTTGATGCCCTCAACCAAATTATTCAAGGTTTCATCGAGATCAAACTCGTCATTGATCTTTTTGGCCAGCAGGTCCAGGGCCGCTTCACGGTTGTCGGTACCGCGGTAAACCAGCTCTATGGTCAAGGCACCATCTGTGATCGCGCCCTTGTCGAAGTCTTCTTCGCTATCACCGGCCTCGATCGTTACAAAGGCGCAAGGCAAGTCTTTCACTTTTACGCCTTCCTCACGGTAGGCATAGGTCTTGGTAAAAAACGGCTTAATCAGTAACGCGACCGCATCGCGTATTTCGGTACGGGTGGCCATGTTATTTACCTAAATTCTTTAAAACTTTTTGTTTGTATTCACGCAGCAGGTTAATGCGCATGTTGTTGCGCATGGCGCGATGGGTGGCCAGCTTGGTTTGGGGTTCCAATACCCGCTCAACATTCACCCCTTGGGCTTTTAACGGGTAGGCCTCTTTACCTTCACGCAAGAATACCTGGGCATTACCCACCAGGTGTTTGCTTGGGGTTTTACGGCCCTTACGCTTTTGCTTGGGGTTGTTCGTGGCGGTGGCAATGAATGCACCTGGTAATAAATATTTACCCGCAGCCACGCCTCCAGGCACCTCTTTAGCTTTTAATTTAATTAACGATATCGGTGCCAAACCACCCCAGATACGAGCGGTCATATTTTTAACTTTTGCGCCACGTACCTTGATACGGGGGCGCAAAAGCTTTTGAGAAATTGATAATTTTGCGGCAGATTTACGCAGCGCGATGGGCTTCACTTCACGGGCGGTGGCGGTTAATGCCTTGGCCTGGGCATGGCGTACGCCTTTGCTATCAAGCTGCTTGAATACATTATCCAGCTGCTGTTCAAGCTGTTTGGCAGTGCCGGTAAAACTCATAATATCTGGCCGATATATATGCGCAAGGCACCCAATAGAGCCACCTGTACACTGATCACGATGGAAATTTCAACCGCGCCATCGGCATCCAACAAATCCACCTGGTCACCATTATTTAATTCTTGGCTGTGATGAATTGAGATATCGAATTGATCGGCTTTAATCTTGCCGCCGGCTGGTTGGTCCAGTGACGGTTTGGCGATACAGCGATCGATGCTTGATTCGCTACCGTCTTTGGGCGAAACAACACAACCCTGGCCCTGAAGGGCCAGAACTGTATTGGCTGCCAATTCGGCATGAGGGTTCACCGCTTACGCGCCAGACTGCAGGCGAACTTTAACGGTGGCCGATGGGTTGGTCACTGCTTCCACAACATGGCCAATCATTGCACCTGAAGCCGTGGCATTCACACCGCCTGAACCGTTGGAATACACCACTGCGCCCTGGGCCAATGCCAAGGCAGAGGTTTTGGGCACTTCATAAACGCCTTCGGTATCCAGCTGGTAAGTTTCGCCAGTCTCGGCAGAGTTAAGGGCAACACCCACCAACTTGCCTACTTCTTTCAACTCGCCAGAAACAACGGCACCGGCTGCGACTACGGCAATGATCTTGCCGTCTTGAATTTTATTTGTAGCCATTTTTTTCTCCAAAAAGAATAAGGCATAAATTTGGGACATAAAAAAACCTCCGTAATGGAGGTTTTCTTAATAAACCTCCGTGGTGGAGGTTTTATTTAACGGGTTAGGCTTGCGCTGTTAAGCGCCTGCGTGTTTAACCAAACCACGGTAATCAGCAACACTGGCCGCGAAGTCATGGCGAACTTTAAGATCAAGTCCATCCGACTTGAAGTCGACCTGGGAATCAATGTAGACACCCTCTTCGCCTTCCAAGTAACCGTAAATCAAACCGTCTACCAGGTTAGGATCACCGATACCGTAACTGGCCACAGACGAAGCACTATCCAGCTCGGCTTCGGCAATAATGTTTAAGCCCGTGAACGGATTCACGTTGCCGGCAGATGCTGCCACGATGCTGGCTACAATCTTCTGCGCATCGGTTTCAAGCGCTGCCGGTACCACCACAGTGCCCAGCGGGGTGTTGAGTGCATAACCGTCTTCGCCTTTGGCCGCGAAGGACTTCTGCAAACGCAACAGCTTGCGCATCTGGCTAAGCAAGGCCACATCAAACGAGGCCGCGCCGGTGATTAGGTTGTTGTGACTGGCGTGGAACAAAGCCACATCGTCTTCGCCCATTTTTGAATTGTCAGTTAACAACCCATAAACCATGCGGTTTTCGTTTAATGCACCCTGCGCACCCATCATCATGGGCAGGCGAGAGAAGGCATCCATATCATCGTTAATGATCATCTCGCGAGAGATGCGAATGATGCGACCCTTGGTCTGCAAAGTGATGGTCTCTTTGCTGTCCTTTAAGTGGCCCAGCTGGTATTCACCATTTTGGCCTTTATCAAGCAGTCCAGGGGAATCACTCATGCGAGTAATATTCTGGGTATTGAAGTTGCGCATGTTACGGCGCGATGCAATCTGGGTGAATGAACGCTGGCGAGCTTGATAGCCGCGAGCCAATTCATTGTTGGCCACATCAGCAAAGATGTTAGGCAGGTCAGACGTTGAATGTAATACCGCCGCCGCTATTTGATGCGGGGCCATGCCAGCAGTGGACACACTGTTATGCATGAGAATTTGACGCGACACATCGATCAAACTCATGTGCGCAAATTCGTTGTTGCCTTCAATGGCGTTTGCACCTGGGGCACAGCGGTGCAAGATTGCAGCCTGCACATCGGCAGACATTTGCGATCGGCCATCGTTGGTGACAACGGCGGCACGGCCTGCAGGAATATTATCTTTATCCGTCTGCTCGTTTAACTTGAGCGTGGCGGTGCGGGCCGCTTCGATGGTGATGCCATCTTTAATCCAGGCTTCCATCACGGCGCCATCAACTTTGTGCATCGTTGCCAGGGTACGCAGTTCGGTTTGGCGACCACGCTCGGCGGTGATGCCGGCTTCGTGCATGGCGGCTTCGGCGGCTGGATCGGCTACTAGGTTGTCACCTGCGGCTGGAGTAGCTGCTGGGGTGGCCGAATGCTGGCCTGCTGACATATGTGCTGTCTTCACGGGTATTTCCTCTAGGGGTTCTTCGGTTGATGCCGCAGGCGCGGCGGTTATGGGTAATTGCATTAGGGCAAAAACGCCCTGGGGTAATTCTTTTTCGCCAAATTCCATGTGGTGATTAACGGCTTCCACTGGATCTAAAATGGTATGAATGAGTCCATGCTCAAGGCACTGCTCGGCATTCAGCCAAGTGTTATTGGCCATTAGTGCCAGAGATTCTTCATTGCTTAAGTTTGAATGCTCAGAATAAATCGAGGCCGCTTGCGAACTAAACATGTCCAACGTATCAGCCGCTGATTTTAAATCCTCGGCATTTCCACGCACTTCATTCTGAGCCATATGGAAAAACTGGAATGCATTGCGCGGCATGCGGATTTCATCACCGGCCAAGGCGATCACGGTGGCAATGGATAACGCCATGCCGTCAATAGTCACCACCACCCGGCGCGAGCTCAGCTTTAATGCGTTATAGATGGCAAGGCCTTCTAATATGTTGCCGCCTTCGCTATAGATTCGCACATGCAAATCACCGCTAGGATTAGCGTGCTCTAATTGCTGTACAACGCTTAACGCATCGTTGCCTTCCCACCAGTCACCAATTACCCCATACAGCATGAGCTCGCCGTTGGAGTTGATGTAGTTAGTAGCACCTTTACCCACGTCCATGGGGGAGGTGGCCGACATAACCGCGCTGTTGGCGCTATTGCTTAGTAGCGCTGTCATCATCGCCGCTGTTAACAGACTCTTTTTCATCATCTTCGTTTTCCGGTACTGGGTTATTGTTACCAGCACCAGATACTCGGCGCGGGTCGGTGTCTAAAGTTAATTCGCATTCGTCCAACCAGTCATTCCACTGCTTGTACTGTTCAAGAATTAACTCTGGGTTATCGCCCTGCTCGATCAAGGCACGCTGCATGGGTTTCAAACCGGCGCGTACCGCTTTAATTAATGGTGGAATCTCTTTGGCTGGGTCAAACATTTCGCGGCGCGGTGGTATCCACTGGCAGCTCATGTTGCGCATGGGCACGCCTTCCAGGTCCAACGCTTCCTGCAGCCAGCCCCAAACCTTATTGAGCATCTGCGGAATAATGATGCGTGATCGATCGTTTGAATTTTTACGGTGCATGCCCAGCCAGCCCATGCGGCCCGAGGTGAAATTCACCTGACTGTAATCGCCGGTTAAGGCCTCATAAGTAATACCAAACACGGCGGCAATGGAGTGCAGTTCCTGACTAACAAAACTATCCTGCCCAGATACATTGGGCGGCTGGTTAAATTCGAGTTTTTCGTTTTGGTTTAAGCGCAGTAACATACCTGGAGTCATGCGGGCCGGTATTGGGTCGCCGTCCACCGATTTAGTGCCAAGCCCTCCCATTTGCGTAACCGAGCCCACCATGCAGGCGGCGATTTTCATCAGCGCAAGGCGCGCATCCTGAAAGTCATCCAGATTTTTAATTTTGCTAAAAGTGGATAAACCCACCGGTAGGCCACGAAACTGACCAGGGCGTTTACAATCAAACAGGTGAATAATATTTGCGGCATCATGACGCTTGGATTTAAGCGTAAACTTTTTAAAGAAGCCCGCATTACCAGGATGTTGATCAAATAACCAATAAGCCACAGGCCGATCGCTGTCATCAAACTCAACGCCGTTAATAATACTGTTGTCATTGTCTGGGTTAATGCTGGTTTTGTTGTGATCAAGATAATCCCCTTCCAACATTTTAAGCTGCAAATGAATGCCACTTTCAGGCTCAAGCGTGCGCTGGCGAACAATTAATACCTCGCCCCGCACACAAGTGGTTCTCCAAGCTAAAAACTGGGTACCAAACAAGTTATGTACGCCATACACATCGGCGTTTGCACTGTTCACCCAGGCATCAATACGGCCCTGGGCATCGGTGATGCGTTTCTTTTGGCGTTTGCTTTTGTCTTTAGTACGCAGCTGGGGGCGGATGCCTTCGCCTATGGTGTGGTGCACTTTGGCATCGATGGCCGCTTCATAAATAGGGTTATTGCGTTCCAAGTCACTGGCATTTTTTCGAGCGACTACCAAGCTGGCACTGGTCACCGCCATGGCACTGCCATCGCCGTTTACCTTAAAACCACGGCGACCGTTGCCGGTGGCGTCATAGTGATTACTGGCGTTTTGCATCTTCTTTAACGATGACAACGACTGTAGATTAAGGGCACGACTTAAACCCAGTTTTGGGCTAATGGCACTAATGAAACTTTCAAGAATATTCATTAGCGGTACCCTTTATCAAATGTCGGCGCATAGTGCTGACGCTCGACCACGGGCGCACCTAATTCGGCTTTCAACTCATCACGAATGTCGCGCATCTCGGCGAGGTTTCGATACTTACTGACCACGCCGTCATAGGCTACTTCGGTCACACCGGATGCTATTGCCGCGTTAATGGCGTCTAATTGTGCTTGGTTGGCCATTAGTTTTTATTCCAATAATCAGATTCGTCTGCCTTTTTAGCAGCAGGTGGTGGCGCTTGTGGGGGCGCTGGCAATATGCCGGCTTGTAAATCCAGACCGTTATATATCTCTGAATAGATCAACGCGCCGGTGGCATAACGGCGGCAATCCCATGCCTCGTTTCGCACATTGGGTGGGCATTCCCACAAACCAATCTCGCGGCCTTTAACCCATTTTCTAATCTTTTCTTCAGCGGTGAACATCTGGAAATAACGCAGGTCGTGACCGCTGAAATTGGTTTCTTCATCATCTGAAAACGGCCAATGACACATGGGCACCGGGTCAATTCGGTTTACATGGCGAGCCACTAAATCACCCACCGAGGTGGTACCTAGCATGAACAGATGACAACCAGCCTCTTTGGCTTTTTGCGAACCTGACAGCTTTATGTAACTGGACCCAACCTGGTAATCACCTTTACAGGCCACCCACCAGTTGGGATCTATACGGGCCGACATGGCCAGCATATCGTCATAAAATGAACCGGCTACATCGTGAAAGATTGCCCCTATGGGCAGTTGCAGTCCGTCTTCACGCTTAAAGCTTCGGCTTAGTAAGTCGATAAGCTTTTGCTGGATCACTGGGTCATCGGGGGCACCCAATAATTCACGGTACTCAACACTCCAGCTGCGCTTATTCACACCCCAAGCCACGATTTCATAAGCGAATCGATTGTCCTGGGTATCCACTCCGGCGGTTAAGTAAATGGCCTCTTTAGGCAACACCTGCAGGCCGTTTTCATCTTTAGGATAATAAGAGCGGCGATTCCACAATGCGGTGGCATCAAGCTTTTCGGTTTTTCCGGTTTTCCAGTACTGGCCCAATGTGGTGTTGGTGAAAACCTGAAGAGATTCTTTATCGGCCTTGGCTTCAAAGAACTCATAAACAATGGTGGACCAGTGACTGGTGGGCGAATAGGCGGCCCATACGATCACGCAAATATGGCGAGGGGTTTTAATTTCTAAACCGGTTTTAACCGAATAAAAATAGATGCCATCGGTGGTTTTTACATCGGCGGCTAAGTCTTGCCACACACACTGGGCGGCATTATCCAGGTAATCTTCATAATAAAATTTGTCGTTGCAGTGCTCACACTGGTAGTAAACCGACTCGGCATCGCCTTTATCCCAACGCAAGCCATACGGCTCTTTGCCGTTACCAAACTTCATGGTTTGCAGTTCGTTGCAGTGCGGGCAAGGGATGTAACATTCCAGCCGACAATCGGCCATGGCCTCGCGCTTTTCTATGTGGCTGCTGCCAGATACCGTGGGGGTGGTACCTAATATCTTTTTGGGGAAAAACGAGCCTACCAAACGTTTAAACATCAGCAGGATGGGGTTGCCTTCCTTCGATGATTTACCCTGTACATTCTGTACAAAGGCATCAATTTCGTCTGCGATCACTACGTCTTTGGATAATTCGCGGTAACCACCGGCAGCATGGCCACCCCTGATATGCAGGGTTGCACCATTGAACTGCTTAAATTCTGAGTTATTTTTTTCTGTTTTCTTGCCCAGGTCTGGAAGGATTGCTGCCCATGGCTTGCAATCGCGTATGGCGTTATCCAATTCCAGCGTGGTAAATCTGGCGGCTTTTACATCGTCTTCACGCCAGATGCCCACGTTGCGCTTTTTATGTTCTATCAGATACCCACTGGCGGCCAATAACATCTTGGTGTAACCGATGCGGGCCGACTTTCTTAAATCAACCTCTTGCACATCGTCATTGCCCATTAAATTTAATGGCACGATCTGAACTGGCTGGGTGGTCCAGGGCCCTTCCTGGTAAGACGACTCTGGCGATAAATAGAAGTATTTATCGGCCCATTCCACCGCCGTCATGGGCTTGGTGATTCTAAGAGCCTGCAACCCCATCTTGATCGATTTCTTGATCGATTGGATTGTAATCGGAGAGATCGATGTCAAAGTCTGCTAACTCATTGCAAAGTAAGGCCACTTCTTTTTTTGCGGCATCGATGCTGCGCCCTTTGAGCGCGGGATCGGCCAACTTTAATTTCATGGGTAGAGTGTTCAAGCTGGCGACAATTTGCGTGGCCAGTTGCGCAACCACATCGCCTAAAATAGCGATGGGGGCATAGTCTTTCTTTAAAACATTCAGCTTAAATTCACGGGTATCTGCGTCTAATTCTTTTTTTCGGGCTTCTTGAAACGGCACGTTAATGCCGCCAATTACGTCACCCACTTCCGCTTCGTCATCATCACCAGATTTTTTTACCTGGCCAGTTTTTACGCCACGCAAATAATTGATATAAGCCTTGCGGCATTCATCGGTGTTTAAACCGCCCTTGCCTTTAGAGCTAGGTAGTACACGGTCTTTGGTCAGATTCCGGACTTGGCGTTCGCTAATATCCAGGTGTTCAGCAACTTCCTTTTGTGTCGCCATGAATATTCAACTTTTTACAATAGATTTCCGCATATACGCAAAAGCGGAAACGGAACCGCTAAATTTTTTTTAATAAAAATGCACCAAGATGGCGCGCCCAGCTGACCCACGACGCTCAGATGGCGCAGGAGGACCCAACCCAGGGGGTGGGGGTCGCTGGGTGGCTGGGAATGACCATCATCGAATGCTCTTGAATCTCGTGTTATGTCTACGTTTCCACGGACGCTTACGCTGCCATGGCTCAAAGCCTTCCACTTGCTCGAGAGTATCTTGCCAAGTGCCAGCGAACTGGATAGCGCGGTCATCTATATAGACGGTGGCATGTGGTTTATGGTCCACAATCTCATCCACTTCTATGCCGTGGATGTCGAGCCAGTCTTGCATGGCCTCAATGCCACCAGGTGTATTTGCCCGACAGGAAAATACCACCACTTTATATTGTCGGCTCAACTGTTCGATGGCATGGGCCACACCGGGCACAGGCTCATCGTTGATAATGGTTGAGCTGATAAAGTTTTGATTAAGATGGATCACACCATCAAAATCTAATGCGATTGTTTTTTGCATAATCATCTGCAAAGAAATAGCTGGCCGCCGCACGGGGGAGGACTGCGGCCAGCTGGGGGTAGTGATGCCAGGCATCGACTTAGGTTTGGCTGAAGCAATACTTCAACCGCTGTGAGAACTAACTATTCAAATACTGATTAACTTGCTTATCGTGTATTAACTCAGGCCACTTGCTGGGCCGATTGGTAAGCATCTCGGTAATCGTGAGCACATCGGGCTGGTTCTTGGCACTGCCAAAAGTGAGCAGTTGAGCCAGCTTATTCAGCAGTATTGCGGCCTTGTTGTATGTGGGGTTTTTCGTCCAATTAGCGATAGGATTGAGCACCACCTGCAATGCCGCTAGTATCGCCAGCACAATGCCCGCCGTGGGGTTACTCCCAAAAAACGCCGTTATCTTGCCAAGTATCCAACCTGCTATAGGCGAGTCATCGATGAAGCTCTCGAATTTCTCCACCTTCTCACGCAGCTCGGCTACACCAGCAAAGCCCTTGGCCGTACTGTTTAAATCCAGCAGGGCGACCTGCTGCACGTTATCTGTGACCTTAATACCAGGATTAAAATCTGCGGCCATGGCCGGGCAGCATGCTGTCACCATGGCAAACGCCAGGACAAAAAATAGTTTTTTCAATTTACTCTCCTTTAACGAACTGGTTGTAATCGCGAATGTATTCCGCGACCTTTTGTTCACGTTCATCTTCTGGACTGCCGTTGTAATACTTAAACCAGTATTCGGCCTGCCCTTTAATATCACCCACCGCCGGCAAGGCCGATGGCGAGCGCCAATACTTCATGCGGGCGATAAAGCAGTTATATAAAGGGTTTTGACGTAATAAATTAACAGCGCCCGGGCACATCTTGATGAGCTCATACGCATAGGCGCTGAATTTAGGCTTGCGGCTTAAATAGGTATCCCAAATATCCGCCTCGGTAAATTTCTCTACCTGGAAGAAGCCCTGAGCGGCACGATCTTCATCTATGCCCTGTTGAATGCTGTAGGTACCCATATCGCTTTCATGGGCCATGGTGCCCAACATCAGCTCTTCGGCGGCTTCACTATAGGTGCCGCTGGCTTGCAGCACTGGGCGAATAACCGTCTCGCGAAACATCTGTGCATTAATCATAGGGACACCTTTTTCAAAGCAATAATTATTTTCACTAACCACTCGGCGCTGCGTACGCCACCCAAAGCCGATAGGAAAATCATCAACCAATATTCTGGACCGGCTAAGCCCTGCAATAACCCCAGGGCATGGAACACCCCCGCACCCAGGCACGACAGAATCAGCTCCCCGCCCAAGCGCTTTGGGTCAAGTGGGTCACCGCCTATCAGTTGCTTGGCAAACAAAACCAAACTGAATACCGCCATGGCGATATACAGGTCGTTGTCTTGCCAAAAGCTCAGGGTTTTTGCTGGCATCTTAGGGCTCACTGTTCAGATAAAACCTGCAGGGCCTTATCAAATGTTGGTTGCTCAAACTCAATACCAATAAAGCGGCGGCCCAACTTCAAAGCGGCGATGCCGGTGGACGCCGAGCCGGCGAAACAATCCAGCACCACATCACCCTCACGACTGCTCGAGCTAATGATGTGTTCCATCATCGATGCGGGCTTTTCACAAGGGTGTTTGCCTGGGTAGGCCTGTACTGAATCAAACGACCAAACATCCGTATAAGGCACATGCTTAGTCACGGCGAACGGACGGCGCAGGCGTTGGTATTGCTCTTTTAATTCATGGTATTGAACATTCAGCACACTAAAGTCGCGTTTTAAACCTTCTAAATCGCGATCAAGGTGCTGGTTAAATAGGGTTTGCAGCTTTTCATACTGCTCTTCGCTGGGTAGCTGCCATTGGCTGGCGCTAAACCAATGACTGGCCATCTGTACGCCGGTGGCGGCGTTAATCTGTTTGCTGGTGATGCCTGCTTGATCTTTGGCATTCACAAAATATTCAATCAAGGGTGCAAAGAGCTGCTTCTGCAAATCCTTGCAGGCCTTGGCATAACCGGCTGTGGCGGTGTGGTTCTGGCCACGCTTCTCGGCGAACATGATGCGTTCAGATGCCGGGAAATAACGCCTCAGGCTTTCTTTGCGAGCTCGCTTATGAATGCCGTTCTCTTTGCGCCAAACAATGTGGTTTAGCACTTCAAAGCGTTGCTTCATGAGCAACTCAGTCTCGGCACTTAAACCAGGACTGCAAAAAACATAAATCGAACCGTTCGGTTTTAGTACCCGCTGGCACTCGGCCAACACTAAATCTAACCAGGTTAAAAACGCTTCAACATTGGGCCACTGATTATCCCAATCGTTTGCCTTTACCCTAAAATACGGTGGGTCGGTGGCAATTAAATCAACTGATTCATCTGGCAGTTGCGCCAAGGTGGTTAAACAGTCATCACAAATTAAGCGAAAGGATTCGCCATTTAAAAACTGGTCCATAGTTCGCTCTAATAATGTCGCAAATTATCTGATACCCTACCGATGCTCTGCAGAGCGGATGGGTCTTGGTTTTTGCTCGCGACTAGATGCGTGGGTGATTACGGTTTTAACTGTTGACGCAGTTAAGGCCGCCCACTTCTGAGCTACTATTCAAAAAATGACAGGCATAAAAAAACCGACACTAGGCCGGTTCAAGTAGAATTCTTTATGGCTAACTTATGCATTCATGGTTGCCAAACCACTCCTAATCCCTGCCCCTTGGGCGTCCTCATGCGGGATGCGGTGCTATCACATGTAGCGCTAACCGATAACAAGTGCGGCTTAACACTCGGCCTGTAAATAACAGGCAATAAAAAACCGACTCTAGGTCGGCTAAAAATTAACTAAGCATCTCGAATGCCCTTACGTATAAGCGTATTTACGTTCAGTATGGGAAATATTACGGATTTTAGGGGGCATAGCAAATAACGGGCTTCATAAGAGTTTTTGCGGTTTTTGTAAGAGTTTGAAAATTCTATAAGATAAAACTATCCCCAAAATCTGGGGATAAAACTGTCTATAAAGTGCTTGGGCTCAGGCACTTTGCGGTGTGACTGGATTGAGTGCTTAATACCCTCTATTCTCCCGAGTTCATCATCTTCGTTATTATCTCGCTAACCTCACAGCAAGACTCTCTTAGGAACAGCCTAGTTTGGCCATTCAATGACTCATAATCAAATGGCCGGCACTTGGGGCCGAGGTATAAACCAGTGGTGCAATACAGGAATTTATCCCATGGGCCGCTTTCATCTGGCTTTCTAACTAATGGCATTAGCCCGCCAAGTGGAGCATCACCGAGGCGCTGGGCTAGCTTGTCGATCTGGTCTATCGCATTAATAGAAACATTAAACATACGTGCTATGTCGGCCTTGCTGAACTCGCGTGGTATTTCCTCACTCATGTTCCCGGTCCTTTTTTAATGCACCTGTAAATAAAGAATACCCAACAACAATCAGGCCAGCGCCTATCAAGACACCCGTGAAAAAGTAAACTATGTGCTCGATTGTCATTATTCCCCACCCTTAGTTAATGGTGATTTCAGTGACTGAAAACTCAGTCGGATATTGCTTATATGGTGTTGCATGCTCACTGCAATATTGAATTGACCTATGGGACAAATCATTTTTCTCAACGCTGTGTGTAGCGTTTTTATCGCATCTATTATCATTGCCATTATCAGTGCTGCAACACCTCATCAGATTAACTCCCTGCTCCAATCTATTGATCTAACACATTAACGGAATGCCATTTAACCAAATGGCACCGCTACCATTTAACACTTCAACCAGCTGAACAAGCCACATCACGATCGCTAGAATCACTGGGAACCCAACCCTCATTACAGAAATGACACACATCACCAGCATCTTCTTCATGCCCAAGGCGATCGCCACACTTGCTGCAAGTGGCCACATCAATCACTAATTCATCTTCAGCCACCGGCACATCTTCGGCGATGAATTGCAGAAGCTGCAGCGTTACCTGGCAATCCGGTGCCGCTCGGTGGGCGTCATCTGGGTATTCAATACCGGCAATTTCACAGCACTTTTTAAGGCTTAAACGCTTAAAGCAGCTTTTCTTTTTATCCCATTCTAAATACTGATGAAAATGACGGTTGGCCAACTCCATTAAATCCATTGAATTAAAACCAATAAAATCCAAATCTGTCTGGCGCTCGGTAATGCCTTCGACATAGTGATGAAACTTTTCAGTTTGCTCGATCATGCGTACATCAAAAACCGCATTATAAATAACAAACACCGCGTCCTTATACTTCTCAAGTTCTTCGCGAAGCTCGTACCAACCGGTGTTATCCTCCATCACCATTTCATTGGTAATATGGTTAATGGCTGTTACTTCTTCAGGGATCGGACGTATAGGCATACATAGGCTATCGATAAGCACCTGGCCATCCTTGCCAACCAGCCCCACCTCTATTATTTCTGAGTTTTCATCAAGGCCGGTGGATTCAGTATCTAACACCACTATGTGACGGGTTAAATAGCTGGCGGCGATTTCTTGAGTACTGTATTTCATGGCATTCCTTTACGTATTTACGTGTTTACGCAATTGCGTTTATCAGCAATCACGCTCGCGAGTGTTTCAATTAATTCTCCGGCCACCACTTCGGCGGGGCGATCGTTCTGCTGCTGAATAAACAGCACGCCCGGGAAATTCTCGCGCTTTAAATACGCTCGGCTATCCCCTTTAAAATTGGTACCCGATCGATGCAGTTGCACCACCACTACATTCTCGCTGCCCACTTCCTGTACTACCTGGGCCAGTTCATCATCGAAGCCGCTATCACTGAAACACACACCGCAGTCGCTTAGGGCTTCATGGTTTTTATGAATAACCTGTGCGGCGGCCACACCAAAATAATCCGATCCAAGACTGGGTTTAATCATGGTTTCACTCACCAGGATTAAAAACTCTCGGCACGAACGGCCCCACAACTCAGGGCGGGCCACTTCTTTGTCGGCAGCATACCAGCGCTCCCAGGTGAGACTATCCACCCCGGAAATAACCAGGGCCACCTCGATTAACTTAATTTTGAAGGCGCTATGGGTCACGCCGGTATTGGCCTGCAGGTGCATGGTTAATGTGTCTTTGCCCGAGGATGGCGGGCCGTTAAACACCACCACCATGCCGGCTAATAATCCATATAAATTCATACTGTTACCCCGTGTAATTTCTTAATGTCCTGCTGAATTGAGGCCAGTACCGCGGCAAACTCGGGTGCCATGGGCTTGGCTAAATCCTTCAGCAGATTGATTTTGGTTTGATATTCATCGGTTTTGGCGGCATCTGGGCGGCGCAATAACATGGCCGGTACCACCTTGGGCTTAATCGCCCGTTGATCTTGAGCCTGTTTGGCCGATATCTGTTTGGCCTCTTCTTCACCCGTAACGGTGAGAACATGCCCTTCCTGAGTGAGCTCTATCCAGCCCTTGGCTTTTAATGAAAATATAGTGTTATGCCTTTGGCGTTTATCACCCGAGAACAAATCACTCAAAAAAGCCCGCTGCAGCGGCTGATTATCAGCAATTAGCAGCAGCAGCTCGACTTGAAGGCCATCACGCAGCATGGGATTGTTCGCTTTTTACCGAGTCGTAAATGCTCTGCAACTGGCGCTGGATATGGCTAATCAGTTGCTCGGCGGCCTGTGGCTTAACCTCAATCGATAAACGATCGGCGGCAACATCCACGCCCTGGGTAATGTTCTGGCCATCAATCAAATAGGCCAGATGATCGTTATCTTCTTTGCCGTGCCACTGCTTGATGTATTCACCGGTTTTATAGCCATTGGCCTGGCGCAGGTGATTAAGGGCTTGTTTGCCCAAATACATCAAGCGCAGCTCGGACCACTCCAAACCAATGCAGGCACACAACTCCCAAAACTTATGCACGGGAATCTTGCCGGCAGAGCAGCCATGTACAAAGTCATCCAACCCACCCACAAAGCGGGCCGAATTTTTACCCATAATATTGCGGCTGTAGCTGCTGGCAAAGAACTCAACATGGCCAATATCATCGCTGGGCAAACCTTTGTTATGCATGGTTTGCAGACCCTCGCTTAACATGAAGCAAAGAATATCCACCAGTTCCAACTTCACCTGCCACATGTCAGCATCCTGTTTTTTCCACCACTTCCAGCCAAAATGCTCCATGGCTTCCACTGCTTCCACCATGGCGGCGCGATGCCATGGATAGTGGTTTTCTTGCCAGCGCTCAGATACAACACAATTCAGGCGGTTTTGAATTTCTAATAACTCGGGTAACTGCTGTTTAATTAATGCGTACATATCCATGCTCCTATCCTTATTAAAAACCCTGTGGGATGTGTGGTGGCTCTTGATGCAATGGCCAAGGTCCAATGCCCGCGGCTTTATAACGCTTCACATCATTAGGAATGATCGCGGCGCCATTAGGGAATTGGTAACCCAGTTTTTCGCCTGGAGTTTGATCGCTGTAATTGCTCGCGGCGGATTGGCCAGTGTCAGCTTTTTTGCCATCCAGCATGAGAAGCTTATCGGCGATGATTTTAGTGCTGTAACGCTTGATGCCATCCTTCTCATACTCATCGGTACGCAACGAACCGCAAATATAGACCTTGCTGCCCTTCTTTAAATATTCGGCCATTATTTCGGCCAATTTCCCAAAGGCTTCAACGCGATGCCACTCAGAGCGATCTACTTGCGCGCCAGAGGTCTTATCCTTGTAACCCTCATCAGTACCTATCGAGAGCGTACAAACCATTCCACCGCCGTTGAGCGTCCTCGTTTCTGGGTCACGTCCCAAATTTCCGATTAATTTGACTTCGTTTAAGGTGCCTTTTGCCATTTTCATTCTCCCCAAGTGTGCGTTTATACGGTTATGCGGTTATACGTATAACCGCATTTACTTATTTACGGTTATGCGGTTGCGAAGTCCAAAACCTCGCGAGCGCCCGTATTACCTGGGCTAGACACAATGCCCTTGGCTTCCATCATTTCCACCAGGCGAGCCGAGCGGTTGTAACCGATTCGCAAATGACGCTGCACACTTGAGATACTGACTTGGCCACTCTCCTGCACATATTCCACCGCCTTGGCATATAGATCGTCTTCAGAATGGTCTGGCATCACCACCACACCGCCCATTTTCTGCATGCCTTCTGCCCACTGCGCAGCCGATTGAGCCACCTTGGCCAGCACACCATCCAGGGTATCGCCGGTACCAAACGCACCCATCACCACATCGGATACGTACTGATAATTCAGCGCGGTACTGGCCAGCTCGGCATATACCAGCTTCCAGGCGGCGTCCTCATCTTCTTTATCAACGGTCGGCTTAAACTCATTAGGGATATCGATCTTGTTAAACGCGCCGTACTTATCCAGGGTGATACAGCCCATTTCAATGTCGCCCGACATGATCGACACCGGCACTTTAAACGCACGGTAGCCATCGTTCAGGGCTTCTTTAACGTATGGGCTGTCCATACCCAGGCCGGTGATGGCGATGTTTTTGCTCTTGTCACGCTGCAATACCACACTGTCAGACAGGCAAACATTGGTGGGCATGTCATCGTTATCGCAAGTGAGCCAGCGGGTCATGTGGTCGCGGGCATCCGCTTTGCAGAATACTGGTGGCAACAGGCGGGCCTTGATTAGGTTTTCATCCACCTCGTATTCAGGCAGCAGCTGCTCGCTTATGGCGGCCTTGATGCAAGAGGCATTGCCCTCGCTGCTGGTGCCGATCAATACGGTCATGTTGTCCAGGTCAAACACCACCAACACACGGCTGGGAGTGGGCAGGGTATGGGGGATTTTTTGAGCGATGATTTCATCTGTAAAGGTCATGCGCTCAATTTTCGAGACGCTGCGTTTCTCTTCACGCTCGATCTTGGCCACTTGGCGATTAAGCTGTTCTTTTATGGCTGAATTAGGAATCTTGCGTTCATCGGTGCGATAACACAGCAGGTGAATGTTTTTATCCTGGGCCGGTACCGAGATTAAATATTCCTGGTTCAGGTCTGGCTCGGGTACTTCCCAACCGCTGCCCTTCACCTGGTGATCGGTTAAGGATTTAAAGCTGTGATTCATGGCCTGCTGAGCGATGCCAGCGCGCCATTCTTTAGTGTTTAACACGATGCGGCGATCGGCTTCATCGCTGGGCATCTGTATGTTGTAAGCGGTTAATTGTTTAAATAACATGTTCATCTCCGGTTATGCGTTTATGCGGTTATACGTAAATCCGTATTTGCGTTTATACGGGTTTACGCTGCTTGGCCATGATGCGATCCATGGTTTCCTGGATACTGCTGGGTTGGGGTTCGCGCGAAGCTCTCAGGCTTCTGTCGCGGCTTCTCATTCTTAGAAAACGGGTTTTTCTACTCATGGGAATTCCTTATGGGCGGTTATGCGGTTAACCGCATTTGCGGTTCGCCGGTTATGCGGTTAAACGCATTTACGCATTTGCGGCCAATCTCATACGTGCGCGCTTGGTCGCCGTCATGGGCCTGCACTGCATCAAGCAGCGACAAGTGGTCCAGATTAATGAGTTCGGTTTGCAGGCAACGCCAGAAGGGTGCCCAGTCTCGTTTCCAGCAGCTCTCGGTGGCACCGGTGGTATCGGCTGACAATTCAATCAACTGGGGGATGCTGTACAGCTTGCGGTTGCCGTTCACTTGATTGCGTATCTGCTGCAGGGCAGGTAATACAAAACCCTGCAGGCGCTTTTGCTTTTCGGGGGTGGCTTCCGGGAACTGGGCCAGGCACTTGTTGAATATCTGACAGGCCACCAGGGCAAGATCGTCCCATTCGGTTAGTGCATCGCGGTGCGCGTAGCTATAACGCAGCCAAGCGGCCTCTAATGGGATCAGGGTGCGCAGCACACGCACAATGCGTGTTTGTTCGAGTGTTTGGTTGGGAACCGGCACAGCGGCACTGGATGGGGCACTGGTCTGCACGCGCAGCTCAGAGTAATCAAACGAGCGCGAGCGCTCAGGGTGGGCGAATGACCAGGCAATCAGGTCCTTCATTTCTTCCAGTGCGCCGTCCATGCTCATGCAAGCCTACCTAGGTGATGGTTAGGGTTTCTTTAACTTCTTTGGTGTAAGTGAACCGGACCGAGCGCTTTACACGCTGGCCAGTGTCGCGCTCAATGGCATCGATATGTGCCTGGGCAGCATCGCGCAGGTCATAGAGCTCGTTGAGGGCTTTTTGAATATCTTCCGGGCTGTCGTTGTGGTCGTATTTGCCATCACCAGCAATAACGGCGGTGGCTGTGATGGCTTCGCCGCTTTCTTTGGCCAGCAGGCCTATGTCGGCCATGGCGTGCGCGCCGAGTTTGCTGGGCACGGTTTCAAGGCCTAGGCTGTTCAGTTCATAAATGCAACGGTGTTGGTATTCAGCTGGCAGGCAAGATATCCAGATCCACTTCCATTTAAGGGGCAGGGCTTGAGTGCCGCCAAATATGCGAGAAATTTGATTTTTTGCATTGGAGAGTGCTTTGAAGAAGTCTTCTTCATTTTCGACCGACTTGGTTAATCGGATGCCAGCGGTATGCAGAGCAGGAAATAGTTTGTCTACGGCAAATGTAGTCTTACTTACATCTTTGTTTTTTAGATAGGCCTCAGTAGCAGCCAGAACAATTTGATCTTCTGTGATCATCGTAACGATACCCCCGTATCCTTGTGGCGTAATATCGAAACCGCCTATTATGTAACCAGCGTGATGACACAATCGTATAACCACCCTTAATAATCTAACTATAGTTAGAATATTAATCAAGTTTTAGTGTGAACAATTGCGAAAAAAGTAGGCAGAATTATGTTTATGACAGAAGACTTAGATTTCGGCCCCACAATTAAGCGGCTTCGGCTGCAAGCCAACATGACCCTGGAAGAGTTGTCGGCGGCCACTGATTACGTGCTGCAAAACGGCTATCTTTCTCAGCTGGAACGCAAGCCAATTGCCATATCTTTCAACAAGTTAAACTCAATTTGTAAGGCGTTGGGTATCTCTGTTTCAGATATGATTCGCGAGGCAGAGGGCGGTGAAAAAGTCGAATTTAGCGGCAATCACATCCCTGTTCGTGATGAAAACGGCGATCGCACAGGCCAGATGCTAGCAGTACCTCACAGCATCAGCGGCCATTGCTTCGCGTTGAAGATAAACAGCCAATCTATGGAAAGCACCACAGGTGTTAGCTATTTCAAAGGCGGCTATGCCATCGTTAAACCCAGTGACAGCCTAGTGTCTGGCTCTGATTATGTCTTTAGGGTGGATGAAAAGCTGTTCGTCTCAAGATATGAAAGTGACGGGCGCCGCCACCTGCTTACCTACTTAAACCCCAAATACCCCCTCGAACATCTCCCCAAAGAGCCCGACCTCAAGGGCCTAGTCATCGGTTTTTTCTATTTTTCTGAATAAACCGAGAATATAAATACAATATATTTAGATTTTAGACTAATATAAAGCAGTGCTTACCGGCACTGCTTGAACACGCTATTTCGTTATAAGATTGGTTGATTTTCGCACAATTAGATATATGTGGCGGGATATGTTAACTTTCTTAGGTTACAGAAACGAAAAAAGCCGCTGTTGAAGCAGCGGCTTTAAATTCGTTCCGGTTTTCGTGAACCGGGTACATCTAGCAAATGACTCTCACAGAGTTCAAATTGCAATAGAACAGGCTTTATTATAGCCACTGTCTGTCCTGTTGCAAGCGTATTAACGCAAATTCGCATATACGCATAACCGTATTTGCGTATAAACGTAAACAGGGATAGACATGAATAATAATATTGGCCTAGTCACATTCTGGAATGAACGATTTCACCCTGACAGCCTCCACGACTGGTTTAGCACCTTCTCTTATGAGATTTCCGGCACAGGGGCGTTAGTTGATATTGATTGGGACAAGTCCGACACATCTAACATTTATCCTGGTAAAACCTGGGGTAACCCGCATATAAAAACCACCGCCAGTAAGCACTGCCATTTTGTTGAAGTGAAATGGAAAGAAGCTAAAAACGGCATTAAATACCCAATAATTCAATTTACCTCGCACACCATAGGCACTCAATTCTGGAATGGTTACGAGGCATTAGCCGAGTTAAATGAGCGTGAAGGCGGGCAACGCCTTAGCGATATTGAACGCGAGCGCATTCAGCAAAAACGCCTAAAACAAGAAGCGGCGATTAAAGCCAAAAAAGATCACGCAGATAAAATGCTGCGCATCGATGAGAAGCATCGCCTACAACACCGCGCCAACTATAAAAAGCGTTGGGAAAGCGGTGTATTTAATCCTGAATTAATCGCCCAGCACGTCTACCTACAGAAAAAAGGCATTCCCGCCAGTGTGGTAGCGGCAAGTACTTCCATGCCCATGGCCATTGTTACTGGTCGCGAGTTTCATAAAAACGATGCCGGACGCTACGCCAAACAAGCCCGATCCTGGTTAGGCATTCCCATGCAAAACTTCATGGGCGGCTATATTGGCCAGCAGCGGGTTTATGAAAATGGCAAGGCCCACGCCCGTGGGTCTGATATGACCCAGGCCCATTTCATCATCGGCAACCCTCAAAACGCCAAACAAATTGAATATTTTGAAGGCTACGCCACCGCCGCATCCACTTATAAAACGGCACTGGCCGAGGACAAGGGCAATGATATCGCTGTTATCGTTTGTTTCGATAAGCGCGGATTAACCCGCATCACTAAACATTACCAGCAAAAGTGGAAAGCCAAGAAACACATAGTGCGCGCCGATAACGATCACTTTAAGTGGTTGGAAGGCAAGGGCAATGCCGGGATGTTGGCCGCTTTAGTACTGCAAAAAGAATTAGGCGTTAAGGCCACTTACCCCACTTTCGACTCTGTATGCATTAAATCCAAACCTACCGATTTTAACGATCTGGAAATGTTAGGCGGTACCAAGATTGCGGCCAAGCAATTGTGGGGCAACGAGGTAAACAACCTAAAAGCCGACAAAAACCTGTTTGAATACAGATTGCAGCTATTAAGTTATTCAGGGCAACAAAGCTGGTTAAAGAACGCCAAGGCCGCAGCCGCTGCCGGCGCACACTTTATTCCAGAGCAACTGGACCGCGAAACGGTATTAAAAGCCATCTTTGAAGCTATTCCCAGCATCAAACACCCTAAGACCAACAAGCAATTACCTGTTGTAAAAATTAAGCATGGCGATAAGAAAACCATTCGCAATCACTTAAACTGGGTGGTAAGAAAACGCTTTAAAGAAGCTGAAACTACCAAAAACTTTACCGAAGACGCTTTAAAGCAAGACAATATCAATCACATTAAGGTTCAGGCCGTTTTAAATTCAGATGGCCGTTATGAAATTCCTAGTGACGTTTTGACTATGATTCAGGCCCAGAGTGGCGCTACTATTTTAAAAGCCGCGCACGCCATGGGAAAAACCGTAAAAGTTATGGGGCCTTTAATAGAGGCCAATAGAAAGGCAAATAAAAGCGGTTCGTCCATGATTGTTCACCGGATAACACTGGCCGATCAAATGGCCAATGAATTAGGCCTTATTCATTACCAGGAAATCGGAGTGGGTGAGGTGGGCATGGCAACTGATCTAGTGTCTGTTTTAAATTCTATGCCCCTCCCTAAATTTAACGACTTTTTTGAGCAAGCCGGACTTCTGTGCATAGATGAAGCAACCCAGGTTTTGCGCCATAACATGTCAGGTGGCGATGCCATTGATACGCCGGTTAAAATTTATAACAAGCTGCTAGCCGCCACTAGGTGTGCCAAAAAGGTATTACTTGCCGACGCCGATGCCAACGACTCACTCATCGATTTTTTACAGCAAGCTCGACCTGGTGAAACCATTAATGTGATAGAAGTTGAATCCCCCGCCATTGATTTAACCATTCAATATTGCAACAGCGTGGCGTTTGTTTTTCATAAGGTGATGGAGCTGGCCAAGGCCAACGGTGAGTTAGCCGCTAAAAACAAGGCGCTTATTTTAAACAAGATTGCGCCAGAAACCCTACCAAAGCGAATTTTGGTGGCCACCGACCATAAGAATAAGGCCAAGGCAGTGGCTGAAGGCATTAAATTGCAATGGCCTTCAGCGCGCATTCTTTGCGTGACCGCCGATACCAAGGGTGAAGCCGAGGTAATGGCTTTTACTAAAGACCCAGACAACCAGGCCAAAAACATCGATGTGCTGATTTACAGCCCCATGATTAGCTCGGGCGTATCCATTAAGAAGAAGCTTTCGTGCTTTGATCGCCACTTCGGTATGTTTCATGGTGTAGTGGTACCCAGTGATATTTTGCAGATGATTCGCCGCGATCGTAACGCCTCTAATTTTTTAGTCGCTCTTGAGCCCAACCACAATAACCAACAGACTGACCGTGATGCCATGGTGCGCGGTTTGATGAATGCCCACGCATTAAGCGCCAGCACCCTAAACTGGGGTGAAGATGAAACCAGTATCATCATTAAAAAGACGCCTTTTGATGAAATGTACCTGGATATAAAGATTGCTGAAGCTCGCGCCCGTAACAATTACAGCGCCAATACACTGATGTTAATGGCCGCCGAAGGTTGGAAACTTGAACGGGTTGAGGTAACGGATACCGAAGCCGCCGTTGGCAAATCTGAATTAGACGCCAGCAAGGATATGGTTACCCTACAGCGCCATTTGTTAATCAATGCCGAGCAAACCCCTGAAGAAAATCAGTACCACCACCTTAAACGCAGTGAATTGATCACCCAAAAGCAGGCCGCGCAAATTGTTCGGTATGAAATTGAAAATAAGCTGGGGGTAAAGGTTAACGATGAAACTATTGAGTTTTTCGATAGCAGGGGCCTGAGCCGGATTCGCGGTTTAGAGTTATTACAAGGCACCCAGCAAACCGTTGAACAGGTTGAGGAATGGGAACAGCAGCGCCAGGTATTGTTAACCCAGCGCCGTTTAACTCTGCCACGTTGGATGATGCAAACGCGGGTATATAAGACTTTGGGCGTGTGCCCACTAACAGGGGCCGGACAATTTAATGTGGAAGGTGCACGCGCAGTTATGACAATGTTAACCGGCACTGCCGAGGCCATTGATAACTACAACGCTTTAAACATTGGCCCACAGATTAATGGCCAGCCCACATGCCCCACTCGGTTCGTTAAGGGGATTCTTGAGCGTATTGCGCCCGTTGTGAACGGCAAGAAGGTGCAAGGTGTGCAGTTTTACAGAATGCACAGCGAAAAATTTGCTGAGCTACTAGGCTACATCGAATCCCGTGCTGCCATCGGCCAAAACAGCCTGATTGTGGATACCACCGCCGAATTACACGATGACAACCATACCGACTCAATGACCATCAAAACCCCGCAGGCCCCTGTTTCTCTGGCTTGCAGCCAGGGGGGAGAAATTACTTCTAATACTATATATAGAGAGAGTGAATTCTCCCCCCAACAAGAGGCCATGCTTGTATCCGTAGTCGAATGGTTAAAACCTTCGACACACACCAACCAGAAATTATATACAACCGGCGCGCTGGGCTGGATGGGGATGGATGGACCGCGCACTATGGCTGATCTAATGAGCCGCGCCAGGGGCTGGGTTGATTCGAAGTGTAAGGACGCTCGCTGGGGTGATGTAGTGCCCATGATGGCCGAGGAGGTTTAGGGGCATGGGTGAGCAAATACCACGCAAGTTTAGCAATGCCGACATATCCCGTATGTTTGGTGTGCCCCGCAGTATTATGGCGCCCAGCATCAAGTTGGCCATTAGTCTTAATACCATTTCATGGGGTTCTGAATCGGTAGATAGAAGAGACAGAAGTGGCTCATGGGATAAATTCATGTACTGCACTACTGGTTTATACCTTGGCACCAAGTGCCTCCCATTTGATTATGAATCTTTAAATGGACAGACCAAGCTATTTCACAGAGAGTCTTGTGCTGATGTTCGCGACATAATAATGAATATGATGAACTCATCAACATAAGGAGCGCAGGAAATATGAATGGAAATACTTTAGAGCCTTGCCCATTTCTCGTAACAGGTGTTGATGTGTCAGCAGATCGTTTTTCTTATGATATTGAGTGGTTTCCTAGGCTCATAAAACCCACCTTAACGAGACAGCAGCACCAGGCCATTACTATGGGTAAATTTAAACAAGAACGCCCAACAGGAGTTAAGGGCTAATGGGGCTTAAGAAGACATAAAAAAGCCCGGGAACAAGGCCCAGGCTTTCTAGCTGTTACATATAAAATCTATGGCAGGGAGCCACCCTTAAAACCAACAGTACAGAATCAACAGATCTAAAGCAATAGCGCCTTAGATTGCTCTTAATCAGCATATTGCTACGCTTGATTTAAGCCGTGCTTTTCACCCTTTACCGCCGTTCAAGAGTAGCCAAGATTAAATGAGCCCAACCAGTCACCCAGAAGCATTGCCTAAAATGCCACCCATCCAGGCCGATACAGTCACCCTGTATTTGGCCAAGGGCTGGGCCCTCTGGGCAAATACGGGTGATGTTGTGGGCTTGTACCGTGAAACACAAAGCGGCTGCGAGCGGTTAGATGTGTGGCCAAATGGCCGGCTAGTCTCGTTATAAATTGATTTAAATCAATAATATAGTTAGTTATCTTCCTGCTCCCGCAACAACTCAATCAACTCCATTTTAGCCTCTGGCGTCATCGTATTCATATGAATATGCAGGCTGTCGATGGCACGGCTGAATTCATCCGTGGGGCGCCTGCCTTCGAGTAGCCATTCATACGTTAAGCCTGGGAAGTAGTGTACAAGGGCGGTGAGCTCATAATCGTACATGGGTGCGCCGCCCAAAATCCGAGAAAATCGAGAGGCATTGATGTTAATGCGGGCTGCAATAATTCCCTGTTTGCGGTGGTACCCGAACTGCTTGAGCGTTAAAAGTAATCGCTCGGCGGGTGTTGTCATCTAAATACAGCTAAATTCTTAGGCCATGTATTTTAAATATAGTGCATAAATTTTCATATATGAAAAAAAGTAGAGGCAATCTCCTACATGCGCTAGTTCACATTTCAGGCAGTATTCATGTCGTTAGATTACGTTCACTTACGGTAAAGGAGGATACTGATTGTGGAATTACGTCAGGACGTTAATACCCAACTAGATAGCATCAAAAAGGAAATGAACCAGGCAAGTAGCTTGCTGGACATTTATATCCGTAGCACATCGATCGAGGATGCGAGCGAGCTAGCGGTGCTGCAAATAATTGAAGATAAAATATATGGCGCTCAGGCCGCCATTAAGGAGGTACAACAACGAAAAGTAGGGACCCAAAACGGCGCCCCCATCTTTTTATTGCACGGTAAACTCTAAGCGGGGGATGTATTCTCCTCGATATATTGGTCCCATCCCTGTTGTAAAGCATCGTTTCGTGATGTGCTGGGAATAATATATTGATGTGTGGCGTTGCCAATAATCACATCGACCTCAAACATGCCTGGGCGAAGTTCAGCCACTTTTAATCGTGGTTTAACAGTAGCTGCAGGTACCTTGTTTTTTTCCGGTGCCTTTTCTGGCGATTTTTCCGGTTGTTTTTCAGGTGTTTTTTTCACTTCACTATTTTGAATTGCGTCTGCTGCCAAAGCAGGGTCTGCGATCGCCTTCCAAGCCCTTATGACCGGACGGCCCGAGCCCACTTCCTGGATGATACGGTGCTGGCTTATCTTTGCGCTAGGGTCTTTTTCTAGTATGCCTATGGCCCACCTGGTGATTTTTAGCAGCGACCCTCGGCGCTGTATATCGGGGTGATTCATTAGAGCTTTGATCATTTCCAAGCGGCCCGTGGGTTGATCGGTTACCGCCTCTTCGCCCATGTGCAATATTTTAAACTGCTTGTACGCCTTCTGAGTTTCAATGTCTTCGTGGCAAAGCTGCTCATGCCAGAACACATCCTCATCTACTTTGGCCCAGCGTTTATCCTGGGTAAAGTGCTGTTCAAACACGATGCGGGCCCACACGGGGCGGCAGTCTTTGAATTTTCTATCCTTATCACCGTTCCATATTCGTCTGGCGGCTGTATTTAGGGTTTTAGCCATCTTTTGATTAATAGCGGTGTTGCGTTTTGTCTCTGGCATTTCATCCAGTACCGACAGGGCCATAATTTCGGGCTGCGCCTTTAGTAGATTGAAGGCGTTCATTACATCGGCCGCGGGCACGAGGGTGTAGATGTTGTATGTTTTTGAATAGTCGGCCCCGCCGCGTTTTTTGGCTGCACCAGAGAATTCGAGTTCGTATTCACCTATCTGTTTAAATTTCCCCTGGTAAACCACCTCAACTTGGCGGCGGCCAGTGGCAAAAGCGATACCAACGACTAAACGGCTAAAGCTGATGCTTTTGTTGGTGTCGGGTGACAGCAGGCTTTTTATGGTGGCCATTAGCCATGGGTAGTCCACGTTTATGGTGGCGGTTTTCTTATCCATCAATTTTTCATCGCGCTCATCCTTTTCTATGGCGCTCTTAGCGGACGGCAATGTGAGGCAAAGCATTATCTCGTGATCCAGTTTTAATGCCTTCACATCCTCATAGGCTTTGGTGTGACTACGAATATCGAGCAGTACAGCCTTATGCTGCAAACGTGTCTCGGTAATATTGGATTGTCGGATGCTTTTGATCTTATCGGCCAGCTTAGGGTAGCGGTTAGCCAACAGCTGAATTTTGGTATCCAGGCTGTGATGGTGCCAGTTTTCGGCGGTAATGGCCTGCCTTATAAATGTAAGGTACCGGCGATATGTCGATATCTTTATTTTTTTCTCTTCTTTTTTTCGACCGTCATCATGCAGCTTATTTTTAACTGACGTCCCTAATGCACGGTGCCTGCGGGTTCTTTCAGATTGGTCCCACTCGCTATTGGAATCGGTTTTCTTAATCCGCTTAATAGTATCAATGGCTATTTGTTTGTAATTAACCGTGCCTGAAGCTGCCCTTGTTTTAACTTTTTCCATCGTATTTTCCCTAATCTCAAATGACAATGTATAAATATACATGGGTATGCCCTATTGTCAACTAGTGTATGTTTTAACCCTATATCTATATGAACATAGGGCCAAAACATACATGCACATTTC